CCTACCTATTTTCCCGTCACTTGACCTTTGCTTGCTCGTCGTTGCTTGAACGGCGGGGGCCTGTGGTGTACGGTTCCTGAGGCACGTCTCAACAGGACGTCGAAGCTGTTGTGAATCCCTGGTAAGTCCGTTAACCAGCTTATGCTGGGCCGGCACCTGTACAGTCGTGTAAATAGTGTGTACCAGGGGGATGGCATGGGCTAACGTGTGTATAGTTGCGACGCCCCGTGCCCGCCCTCCGCCCAAATGGGCGTGAGGGTTTTCCATTCTTTTGGCTCGCCCTCCGGGGTTGATTGAATGATGTGTCCCACTTACTGGTGAAACTAGCGAACTTTTAGAGCCTGTCTAACCAGATTTTGTGTGGCAATATGTTACCTCTTTATTCACCCATGTTTCCCTATATCCGTTACAGGTCCGCTGTAACCGCGACGACTGTGCGAAATTGGTTTCCCGTCATCGGGCCCCAGTTAGTAATGAGTACACCAAGCGATCTGCGGTTGAACCCGCTAGCAAACAATCCCGCCGATGGAACCTCCGGCGAAGCGATCACCTGGATGAACTCAACAGCCAAGAGCTTCGACATCATGATGTCTCGCCCGGCAACGGTGCAGACGAACCTCGCCGTCTATGACGATGAGGAAATGGATGTCGAGACGAGCGGAGCGGGTAAGGAATTGGATCCTCGAGACAGGATGCCAGACTGGGAACTTCTCCCCATCAAGAGGATGACGGTGGGGGGGGCGGAATTCTTCGAATCGGATGTAGAAGGGTTCTACTATGGCACCAGGCACACCGAGGGGTTCTCGATGTGGATGCTGGACCCGTTCACCAGTGCATCGGCCGAATCAGACGTAGTTGTGGAAACGCTGGTTTGGCAGTGGCGCATGAATACCGATGTGAAGCGCATCGAGTACAACGCGCCAGGGTGGGGCATCTATGGGTTCATTGTGAACCTGTCCATGCTCGACGTTCCGGCGTCACTACAGGATGGCGTCGACGGACTCCTCCGGCTTAGGTCGGGGGATGTCGAAGAGAACCCGGGACCTGATCCTCAACAGAAGGAGGACAGGAATGTCAAGCGCGAAAGGGACCTCAATAGAGTGAAGCGGTCGTCGCGCAAGGACAGGCATCCCGGGAAGAAGAAACCGGTGAGGGATAATGACCTATGGCTGGTCGTCCCATCAAGGCAGGAAATCAAGACCCTGCTGATCCGGGGAGGAGTGGAGGAGAACCCAGGTCCGGTCTTCGAAGCTGACTTGGGCGCAGGCACCGCCGAGGAAGCGGTATGTGATAATGCCGGAAAGACGTTCCCGGAGAATGACCGCAATGTCGTTCACGGGGCCGGTGGCTTCCGTCGGTGCCGCCTCTGCAATGAGGTCCTCGAGAAAGTGAAGAGGCCTCGCAAAACAATGTACCGTCACCCGTGTTCATCGGACGTACTCGACTTCCTCCCTCGCTCGGGGTTGTCGATTAGGCGAAGCGTTCGCATGTCGGGGTCGGACACAGACGTGGATCAAGCCTCGCTGACGAGCGAGACCACGCAATTCGCCTCACCACCATCGTCGCCTTCGGCGCCGCCGGTCTCTTCCACACCGGCGCCTAGCCCCATGGCGCAAAGCCCCCCACCAAGGTGCCCTTCCACACTCCCCCCTCCACCTCCGCAGTACAATTCGCGCGGGTACAGGATTCCCGAGTGTTATAAGCATGAGGCACCTCTTCCACCTCCCTTGGACCGTCCAGCTGAGATCCTCACGGTGAAGTACGCTCAGGACGTTGGGGTTCCCCCGACGGATGCTGACGACACACTGAGGCCGGGACGGCTCGCATCTGCCCTGCCTGTAGATCCGAACTACAAACAGGCGGTTCGTTCTTCTCCCTTCATTCTTTCAGGGCGTCTGATCACGCAGAAGGAGTGCGCTGATAGGGAAAACCCGCTGGTGCCGAACTGGCGTGTGACGAAGATAGCGCAGATACCCGTCCATTACCAGGGAGAAACGAGGCCAGCCCCTCACCGGAACGTGGAGATCCTCAAGCAGGACTTCATACTCCAGATCATCGAGCTCGAAACTGCAAGGAGTCAGTTGTGGATGCGGTTGGTGGTTGCCGCAGTCTACGCCCTCCTGTTCTGCATGGCTCACAATGGGCTGATTTCGTTCATCATTTCCTCTTTCAGCATTGACGCGTTCTACGGAATCCCAGTGGCTTTTGCCGCCGTCATGTTGCTTACGGAGAGAATGTTGGACCACCTCGTTACGGTGGCGGGTCAGGATCGTGGCTACGTCAAGTATATCATAGGTATCAGTGTCTCCTTTAGCATACCCGGTTACGATTTGCTGAAGAGGGTACTTTCTTATGCTGACGAAGCTTTGCTCTTGGCTGCCCTGTTGATACTGATTTTTGGCCGGCGTTTCTACAAAGATCGTAACGACTTTGTTGCCTCAATCTGCTTCCTTCTGGGTGCGGGTTCCGCGACCTATCTGTTTCCGGCTGTTGGGAACAGTGTTGCGTACTGGGGCTGGAAGTACTTGTACTACACATTGACGATGTGTTTCATTGGCCTCTTGTACAAGATGCGGTCTCGCCAACTTCTGTATTGTCCTCACATGGCAACCTCGGTGATGTCGGAGTTTCACCGTGGCGCTGATCCTGACCGAAAAGAAATAAGGCAGAAGCTTATGCGGCTCGCCTGCATGCCGATACCCGATGAAATGTGCACTGCAATCTACGATGGCACAGAAGAGTTGGTGGCCTCTCTTCTGCGCCAGGATTTTCAGAGTCCTCCGCGCCTGTACCTGGCGGGCCCGACGGAGGACGCCCCCATCGAGTAAACGCACGCCGGAGGCGTGGCCGGAATTACTGTTACGGAGCGAGAGCCAGCGAGATGCCCATACCGCGTCCCGCCGTCCCCTCCGTGACGTATCATCTGACCATGCCTCCAACCAGGAGAGCGCGCAGGCGCATGTTCCAGTCCCTCTCCGTATGCATTCCGGGGCTCGCCCCGGTCTGTGTGGATTCGAACGACCCTGACACCGTAAAGTGCGGGTTCTTCAAGCGACTGCTCTCTCCTGTTCCTCAGAAAAACCCCGTCTTGTTGTTGAAGTTGAAGCTGTTCGTGCGTGAGTTCTGCCGGACCCACGTGCCCAAGGTGCGGCGATTAGACTTCGAAGAGTGGCTCGAAAGTTGCGGGTCATACAATGAGGCGAGGAAGGATGAACTCCGCCGTGCTCACGCGGACCTGCGCGGAGGTCGTCCCACAAAAAAAATGTGTCGTGCGATTAAATCATTTGTGAAAAGTGAATCGTACCCCACTTACAAACACGCCCGCATGATAAACAGCAGGTCTGACCATTTCAAGGTCTTCTCTGGCCCCTACTTCAAGGCCATTGAAAATGCTGTTTACAAGATCCACCACTTCATAAAGCACGTTCCCGTGCCCCAACGCCCGAAAGCCATTGCGGCCATGAAGCGGGCTGGAATGAAGGTCTTCTTCACTGATTTCACTGCCTTCGAGTGTCACTTTGAAGCGGACATAATGGATGCCGTCGAGTGCGAGCTGTACCGCTGGTGCCTGTCTGAGTATCCTGCAGATTCGAAGCTTATCTGTGATACGCTGATGGGCGTGAACAACATGTCTACACGCACTGGGGTGAAGGCCAGTGTCAAGGCCCGGAGGATGTCCGGCGACATGTGCACCAGTCTCGGAAACGGGTTCACGAACCTCATGTTGGCGCTCTTCATAGCTCACGAGAAGGGCGGCCATTTGGATGGGTTCGTTGAAGGTGACGACGGGGTGTTCTGTTCCACGGTGCCTCTCACCGTGGACGACTACAAGGAACTAGGCTTCACTATCAAGATCATAGAGTCCACTGACCCGTGTCGTGGAAGCTTCTGTGGTATGGTGTTTGCTGATTCTGGGGAGATCATACGCGACCCCTATTCGTTCCTTGTCAATTTCGGGTGGTCAAGCTCGTTCATCGGATGCTCGAATGAGACTGCTGATCAACTACTGCGCGCGAAGGCTCTTTCAGCTGTGTATGAGACCCCTCAATGCCCAGTTGTCGGAGCACTGGCCCGCCATGCTCTCGAAATGACCCGGTACACCCACCCCAGGTGGGTGAATGACGGTTACCATCACCCTCCCCCCGATGAATTCCCTCTCCCCGAGTTCTGTCCGTCTATGGACACCCGCGTGTTGTTCGAGGAGATGTACGGAATCACCGTGGCTATGCAGTATGCTATAGAGGAAAAGCTGCTGCGCGGAGATCTCGATATCGTGTCCATGTTGCCTTACAGCGACCAGATTCGAGATGCGTCTTACCATTTCGACCGCTTTGTGGAGGCGGGGTGACGAATGGTGGGCAGGCCTACAGGAGGCCTTCTAAATACCAAATTAGCCTAACGTGGGCTGGCGTAGGG